GATGCGTATAAATTAAAATCTTGATTTATTGTATTAAATGTTCCTGCCGGTGATTCTGTCCAAGGAATATTCATGTTCCAAACTTTTACATCTGACTGTGAAATATCACAATTTGACTCAAAATTAAAAGCGTCTGTATCCCAATAAGGTTCAGGAGTAAATGTGTCATATAATGCTGTCATACCAGATGGGTAAAAAATAACTGAACTATTACCACTATATCCTATTGTTGAAAAATCAGGTAATTGTCTATCAAGTTCAATTGTTACCGTACTACCTGTTGACGTGTCTCCAGTAATACCAACAACAACATATGTAAAAACAGGTGAGTTACCACTTAATGGTGTTAATGAGTTTTGAGTAAACAAATTTAAAAACATACCTGGTGTTACAGTTCCAGAAACAGATGGGTTAACTGTTGTTGAAGATATTGTTATAATATTACCTGACATTATTGTCGTATTATCAACAATAAAGTTAGGATTTACTGTATATGCAGATGTGGTTAAAAGAGTAAAACCGCTAACACTATCACCACTAAAAAATCCTCTTGGTGCTGCAGTATTATAGACATTATCTATATATGAAGCATCAAAAGGAATACCATAAGTGGCTCCTGACGTTGAATCTAAAAATAGCGGGTATTTAATATTCATTCTATTTCTTTCAGGTACAGGTGCTGGGTTTTGTGAATTATCTTGTGGCATTAAAACATTAAGATCACTTAAATTTAAACCATTTACACAATTATAACAAACCTCACTATCACCCACTTGAAAATACGCAATGTCAAATTTACCTTGTGACATTTTTTTTCTTGCAGAATCTGTAATTTTAGTGTTAATTAAAGCTGCGGTATTTTTAATAATGTATGACATATTTTATAAATATACTTTTTTATATTTTATGAAAAACTAGTTACTCCTGTTCTAGTAGATTCAACAATTAGTGGTTGTACTAAATTATTTAAATAAGAACATGTTGTTGGGTTTAATTGTTGGTTTATAACTGTGACAATATCTTTTAAAGATGCTTGTAATCCGCAACCATTTTGTTCTAAACTAACTGATGGTGTCGTTAATGATTGTGAAATTGTTCCTACTATAAATCCTGATCCTGTTATTGATGCCTGATATGTTTGGGTGTATGCACTTGTGTTAACATTTACCCTATTACATGGTATATTTCTAGGATTAGTTGTTGTGGTTATTGGGCTAGTAGATGGCCCCGTTATTGTTGATGTGCCAGAAGTTAAAAAAGTTATTGTATTAATTTGAGTTGTTGATATAGTAGGTAAATTTGTTGTAGTATTTCCTGTAACTAAAACATTTATTGGTATATCAAATGTCACCGTTTTTGTTGGTGGTAATGTAGGTATTATTTCTATTTTAAAGTTAGTATTTTTTGTTTGTGATCCTAAACTATTTGAGGTTGTTTGACTTGTTTGTGTTAAATTAATAGTATAATTTTGAAAAGTATTTTGTGGCGTTAGTGTTACTGATTGTGATGTTGTTAAAAATGGTGTACTTGAATCTTTAACATAAACCGTGTATGTTCATGCTGCTAAATTTGTTAGAATATTTGTAGTATAAAAATTAATATTATCTAACGAATAATAATAAGGCGATATTCCTCCTGAAACATTCACAAATATTGTACCATCACTTGATGTTGTACAACTTGGGTTGGTTCTGTCTAATATTAAGTTTAATGGTGGTGATGTACAAACACCTGAAGTTACAGTTAATGTATATCCATTTATACCATTTAATGTCCAAACACCTGTAGGTGGTGGTGTAGGGTTATTAAATGTAGGTAAACCATAATAAGGTACCCCATATGTTGTCCATCCAGATATTTCCCATCTTGTGTTACCGGTACTGTAGTAAATTAAAAAAGGGGGTGTTGAACTTGACCATGATGGGTAGTTATTAATGGTATTTGCAGAATAAAAAGTTGTTTGATATATTGTTGATCCCTTTCTATAAGTTAAACATAAATTTTCAGGGTATGTTGGTGTTGGTTCGGGTGGTGGTAAACAGTCTTGGCAATTATCGTATGGACCACTATTAATAACCGCAAATTGATTAAAGTATGTTTGACCCGTATAAAGGGTTGTTCCACTACTTAACCAACAACCTGTTTGAGTTGTTAATTCATATGTTTTACCTGAAGTAAAAATAGAAGGTAAGTCTGCTAAATAATAAATCTTAGTACTATCCTTACAGTTTTCAAATTCTTCAATATAAAAACTATCAAACTCAACAGTACATGTTGTTGTTGCACTAAAATCACCATAATAATCAACAACGGTTGCGGTATATTCACCAGGACCTAAATTAGTAAGTAAAGTTCCTTTTGATCCATTATCCCAACTAACATTATATGGTGGTGTTCCTCCCGTTATATATAAAGTAACAAGTCCATTTGTATCATCTGGCGTTGACGCATTTATACTATCACAATCTAAACCTAAAGGAAAGATTGTTATTATATTACAACTATTTCCACTTAAAAGACCCATTATATTTCTTTTTTATTAATTATTGTTCTTGTACCACCACTAAATAATAGTATTTCATTTCTGTTTAAAGGAAATCTATATGTAAACATTAGTTCATCTATTTTTTTAAAACATTCCTCTTGATAGTCGTTTTCAAAAATTTTATGAGGTGTGACTGTAGTTCCATTTGTTTCAAACAAATGAATAATTCTTGTATCATTATATATTAATCTCCAAATCATTATGTGTGTGTTATTGTCCAATTATACGGCGAGTTAGTTAAAAAAGTAATAGCAGTTAAACCATCATAACCACCAGAGCTTGAATCGGGGGCAGCATTTGTCCCACTAATATCTAATGTTATATTTGACCACCCTGTAGGGTTATATGTTGCATTTCCACTAAAATCAACAAGTATATGATTTACATCAGATGTTATCATATTGTTATTATTAAAAAGTATTATTGAATTATAAACACTAGCACCACTTAATGGTTTCATATCAACATAGTTTAAGTCACATCCTTCAAAACCAAGACCAGAATTAGTAAAATCACCAACACTAACCGGAAAAATTACATTAGTTAGTAAGGGGTTAATTCCACAACCAAATCCGTTTGGTGCTGTAAAATTTGTTATGGGGGTTAAATCTAAAGTTCCTGTTAAATTATTGCTATCTACAAGAAAAAAAACAAAATTATTTGTTGTGTTTGGAAATGTAATTGAAGTTAAATTTGAATTTAAACTAACAAAAAATTCCCCTCCTAAACCTGATAGTGGTGTTAAATCTAAATTCCCGGTTAAATTACAAGAATTTACAAAATAATTATTAAAATTGTTAGTAGATGGTCCATGAGTTATTCCTGTTAAATTTGAATTATATGAAACATCAAAATATCCACCTAATTGATATTTTATGGGTGTTAGATCTAAATTTCCGGTTAAATTACAATAATTTGCAGCATAAGAATCTATGGTTTGTGTGGACGAAAATAAAACACTTGGCGAATAAGTGATTCCGGTTAAATTTGGATTATATGAAACATCAAAATTTCCAATCACATCATCTGCAGGAATAGATAAGTTACCTGTCAAATTACAATTACTTGCATTATATGTATCAACACCAATATTAAGATATGGGTGTGTTATGCCTGTTAAATTAATATTATTATTAATTAAAAAAGTTTGGCTGATACTGTTTGAGGAAAAATTAATATTTCCATATATATTATTGTTTTGAAAAAAAACACTATTATATGTTTCGTTAATTTTTTTTGCTTGTATTTTTATATCCCTAATGTTTGTATCGGCAGAAAACCCCGAATAAGAAAGATTATTACCAGCAATTAATACCGTCTCTAACCCATTATTTATTTTCCATGATACTCTACTAGTAAAACAACAACCATAACCAAATCCTGGTGTAAAATTGTTAGTTGATCCACTTTTTTGAAAAGTAAAAACGTCAGGTGGTAATCCATTTGATATAGAAAAGTGTTGTCTCATTAATTAAAATTTTTAAACATAATCATTTCCAACAGTCCAAAACATTTTAGTTCCGTTATATGTAAATGATATAATATCAATGGCATTTGATGTTGATGTTAATAGAATACCTCCGGCACCATTTACGACTCTGTGGTTTGCTGCGGCACCATTTACCGTACCTAAAATAATATTATAATAACCAACAGATGGTTGATTTATAATTAATGTTCCGTATTCACCATTTCTTACGTTAGTTAAATTTAATGTTGTCGATGCGGTCAATGTAATTTCATAATTTGTACTAACACCTGAAACATCCCAATTAATTGTTGATCCGCTACCCGCACCATAGAATGGATTTATTGATGTTATACCTGTCACAGTAAATCCACCACCTGTGTTATAATTAAAATTAATATCCCCATTTGTATAAGTCCCTCCAGTAACGAATGTATCTCCAGTTATAGAAACCCCATTTATTGTTATTGATGTTGCACTTATCGTATTAGCGCTTAATCCATTTGTAAATGTCGTTGACCCTGTTACTGTCCCACCTGTAAATTCATTACCAGTAATTCCTGTTACAGAAATAGTAAAGTTTCCATTATTTCCTGTTATACTAATATTACTACCTTCTGTTAAACCACTTACGGGTAGATTATAATAAGTGGTGGCAGATATTGTATCAGCACTTAATCCGTTTGTAAATATTGTTGGTCCTGTTACAGTGCCACCAGTAAAAGATGAAGAACCTCCACTAAAAATTGATGATAGTTGTTGTAACTCAGCTTTATATGATGATCCATAAATACTCTGTGAGGTATCGGCTGTTGTTACAATATGTATCAACGTTGTTGGTGTTATTGCTGTTGATTGTGCTAAATCTCTACTAGTTAAAGTTGCCATTTCTTTTTAAAATATATATCTTAGTTTATTCAAATTCATATGGAATATTATCCATAAATTCAAAAAGTATTTCGTCTTCAAATTGTTTATAGTGTGAAAAAGTATCACAATAAATACACCCATTATTGTCAATTATTTTAACAACATATGTTGGGTACGTTTCATATACCGATGGTAATGTAAAACTATATGGTAAAGTTGTAAATGTATCTATATATTGACATGTACCAAAACAAGTATCACAAACCCATACGTTGTATGGTGATGTTCCTGATGTTATTGAATTTATTGTTACTGTTGTTGCCATAATTTTAACAATTTCCGTTTGGTGTACATCTAAATGTTAATTTCCCATTATTATCCACTTCAAATATACTTACAATTCCACTAGCATTTATTGGTACTTTAATATAGGTATAATTAACAGGTATGGTTAAATTACTGTCTTCATAAATATAAACACCTGTCTGAATTGTAGTCACATTATAGTTAGTATAGAAAGTAACTGGACCACCAAAATCAGTTAATTCACAAACAGGACAAGATAATGAGTATTCTGCCGATGCTCTCCAAGATGTGGATATAGGAGGCGGTGTTGGTTCAGGTTTTAAACAATCTAAACATGTACTATAAGTTGTAGCGGTTGTTGCGGTAAATTCATTAACGTTACTTGTAATAAATCCTGGTTGTGGTAAATAATTCACGTAGTTTCCTATATAAGTATAACATTGTCCTGAAATTGTTTTTAAAATATCATTTGCAACTATATTAGTTGGTGGGTATGTTGATTGTATTATCATAGAATTAGTTGTACAAGATGTGAAAACAAAACTTGTTCCTGATGGGTAAGTTATTGGTGTTGGTAAAACACATTCAGTATCTCCTGTACATGTTGATCCTGAAACAACGGTCGTTGTTCCTGTAACACAACTAAACGAAATGCTATTTTCTTGTGCACAAATACCAAAACTAGTATCACCTGTTACTGTTAATGTTTCTGAATTTCCTGAACATCCTGTCCATGTTATTGTACACCCACTATTTGCAGTTATTGTGTAACAATAACAATCAGGTGGTGGTGTAGGTGTAGGTGTTGGGGTAGGTAAAACACATTCTGTACAACCGCTCGTATATACGTCCAAAATATCAACAATACTTCTATTAGGTGACGAGGTAGTGTTTTGTGTGTATGTTACACATTTTATTTGGTTTGATGTACTGTCATGAAAAATCACTAAGAAGGTAGTTCCCGTAGTAACACCACTACCACTATATGTTATAGGTCCATCAACATAGTATAACGTACCGTCTTGACAATCAACAAGCTCTTTAACACTTGAACATATAAAGTTTCCACTATCAATAACAAAAGTTACGGTATCTGCTGAAGGTATTACTGTTACAACAGGTGTAGGGGTTGGTGTAGGTGTTGGGGTTGGAGTTGGTGTAACCACACTAACAACACTAATATCCGCAGTAAAACCAGAACATATATCTGGAGTAGGTGTAGGTGTAGGTGTTGGGGTTGGAGTTGGAGTTGGGGTTGGTGTTGGAGTTGGTGTTGGTATTAAACATTCTAATAAAACATCAAAGTCTAACATACTACATGGGTCAGGTGTTGGTGTGGGAGTTGGTAGACATGTGCCTTCATAGTAAAAAGTTGAACTAAAGTCTGGACAAACACTATCTGTTGGAAAAGACCCAAAAAAGAAAACAGTACCACCTAATCCATCACCTATACACCATCTATTTGTCTCGTAAAAAATATAACCGACATCAGTACCTCCTGTCCAATATGGTTCTCCATTATAACTACCTATTAATGTGTAAGTACCGTTATAACCGCTAAATGAATCTATTGGTATATCGACACAAACATCTTCACTACAACAATACCCACTACATGGTGGATCTAAACAATCGGTAATGGTCACTGCATTTCCATCAAAACTAAAGGGACCAGATGCGGTCACACCTGTAACAATAGTGTAACAACCATCAATAATATTAGTATCGCCTGTTATTTCATAGGAACTTAAATAGGCGGTACTATATGACCAACCAGTTGCACTATAAACAATTTGATTGTAACAACAACTACTTAATATTATATCCATTATTTAAAAATAAACTTTTTTTATAAATATATGTCTTTTCGATTTATCCATTGGTTATTTAAGTCATATATCCAATAAACCCACTTATGAGGTTCCTCAGTTGTTTTTAAATTTACTTTTAATTTGCTTTGATATTCTAAAAGGTCTTTTCTATATAGTAGGTCTCCGTTTTTGCTTTCAATACCAACATATATAAATTTAAAATTTTCAGCCGGTGGTATGTCCAAATTAAAAGTGTATTCTTTTTCTTCTATTAAAAACCATTCGGATAAATCATTGATTGGTGGTTCAATACCTTTTAATGTGTTTGGGTGTAGTCTTTTAAATTTAAAGTTAATTCCGGCATAATTTTCATAATCTTTATGTGTTCTAACAGTACCTAAACCATATACTCCAAGATCAATATTATTATCTTCTTCTTGTAACATTTGTCTTAGTCTTTTTTTACCTTCAAAATCTATTTCCCACCATTGTTTATCGACAATACCTTTATTTTTATTTTCTTCATTAAAGTCTGTCCAATGTTTTGTTTTACCCTCTCTTATGTATTCATGCCAAATTAAAGTTTTATGTGGGTGATACAAATCATAACCTAACGTATATGATCTTATTGCTAAACTAATCTCATCACCTGCAAAATATATATTTGGATCATATTTGTATTCTTCACAGTGTTTACCTAATGTAAAAAAGTAACCACCAGCAACAAATCTAGCTCTTATTGGTTTTTTTAAGTTTTGCCAATTTTCAATTTCATTAGGTACAAAATTAATAGTGCCGTATTTTGTAAAATTAGTTGCAACTATTTTATATGGTTCAACATTTAATAATTTATTTTCTACTGGGTCATACATACCAGGGTATGAAGAAATAATTGGTTTATCTGAGTCAACCATATTAATGATTTCTATTAGTTCTTTGTCCCAATTTTGTTCAAACCTCATATGTGAATCTATTTGTAAGGTATAATCTTCGCCATTATAAAGTCTTTGTATTTCACTTCTTGCCCAACATAACCCTTTACTTTTTGACCAATGAATATCTATTATCCTAAATCTTTTATCATAAAAAAATTCTTCTAAAGTTTCAGTTTCATCTCTTTGCCAACAAATACCAAAAGTTAAATTTTCAGGGTTTTTTGCTTTACCAATACAATCTCTGATTGTAGGTAATAATTCGGGATCTCTATAAGACGCAATTTGAACAAATATTTTCATATAAAAATAATAATATAAAATATAAAATATTAAATATTAACTACAAGGACATATATCACCAACTAAAGAAATCACACCACCAAATCCTGATATGACGTTTGGTGGTGTTGACGATGAAAAAGTAAATAAAGTAGGAAAAGGTATTGTTTGTGTTACTGTTGTTCCGCTTGGGCAGCATGGGTCATAACTAAAACTAATAATCCCCGGATGTCCCCATATAATTCTATATTCATTACAAACACAAGTACCTGTAGACCCAGATGAACAATCCTGTATTTCATCAAATACACATCCGTTGGAATCTATTAGCCTTAATAATAGTGTTTCATCTCCAGGAAAATAATTTTCAGAATCAATTAAAATAGATGGTGGTATTGTTGTGTTTCCTGAAATAAAAAAACATGAGGTCCCTCCTGTATTACATAAAAATACGTCATATGGTGACTGACCTCCCGTTGTTCCTGTTATTTCTATAACCATATTTATAAATAGATAAGTTTATAAAAAGACTAATGTAAATCCGTCTTCAGTTTGTAAATCAAATCCGTCTTCAGTAAGTATTATAAATGTTTCAAAAGGACAATCAATTGTTTTAAAAGCCAAGCACCCATTTGAATCGACAACTTTTATTAAAAAACTTGTTGCTGTTGTATAGAATGTTGATGCGGTATATGTTCCTCCACTATTGCCTAAATATGAACAATTATTACCGTTCTCATCACAAATAAAGAATGTAAGTGGAGGTACTCCACCAGTAATACCCGATATTGTAATTATATTATTTGTCATCAAATATATTAATCATTATTTAATTATGGACATGTTAATATATTAGTAATTAACCCAAGATTACTTATCTGTACCACGTATTTTGTAGGTAATGAAGGTTCTAAAAAATTATTAAAGTCTGAACCATAAACTAAAGCAATCCAATTATTACCACCATTTACTATATTAGATCCGGTAATACCTGTATAAACACCTGACCCTATATTTAAACCGTTTGAAAGTCTGTATTCTTGCTCTAATGAAAAATTATTACAAGCATCCCCACTTGTTGTTGCACTTATAACAGATCCACCAATATATGCTCTTGATGTTACAGTACTACCATTAACATTAGCACCAAAAACTCCTTTATATGCAAAAAAATCAAGAACGATAGAACCTAAACTACCACTAATCCCTTTTATTGTTATTTTTTTAACACCAAACGTATTTGAAAGTGTGCTTACTGAAGTGGCGCTCGTTTCGTATGGTAAAACCCCAAATCCACTACCATCAGTTTGTGCGGTAAATGTTGTTGTTGGTATGGTTTCATCATAAAATACTCCGTTAATCGTTGTGCTTCCTGATAAATTTTTAACAAAAGGAAAATTTAACTCAAAAGTTATAATTTCATTAGGTTTTGCCGTAAAATAAATATTTCCAGTTCTAACTGTTGGTGTGCTCCATAAATTTTGTGAAAATGCGGTTCCTCCGGTTACTTTTAAATATGTTATTGGTGTTGGCGTAGGTGTTGGTGTAGGTGTTGGCGTAGGTGTTGGCGTAGGTGTTGGCGTAGGTGTTGGTGTAGGTGTTGGTGTAGGTGTTGGTGTAGGTGTTGGTGTTGGCGTAACTTCACACTCAATATCGTAAATAATTTCTAAACCTAAACTAAAGGAAGCATCGGATAAAGGATCGTAATCTCCACTACAGTTTGAACTTATCTGTAAAGTATTATTTAAAATGTCTATACTATAACTTCCAACTTCAGTTATTCCAGATAAAATACTTTCTATTGTTGATTGCCATAACGTGTCTTGTGGTACGTCATTTAATGTTGTTGCGGTATAAAAACTTTGTGTAAATGCACTGCCATTTATATTTACTTCACAAATAAATTCAGCACTATTAAAAGTACAATTTGTATACCCTGAAGTTAAATCAAAAAAACCTTCATTTAACATTTCTAAAAAACCTCTTTTATTTCCTGTTGTTGTTATAAATTCATTTTTACATAAAGAAATAATTTCGTAATTTGAAATTAAAACTCCTGTACACACAATATTAAAATCTTGGGTATTTGTACAACCGTTATTATCAGTAACTAAAACACTATAAGTACCCGCAGTTAAACCTGTTACTGTAGATCCTGTTTGACCACTTGATACATTATTTGACCATTGATACGTAAATGGTGGTTCCCCGTTATAAATTATTAATTGTGCTTGACCATTACTACCGTCTGTACAATTTACTGTATTTATTAAACTAACTAAACTACCGGCAGTAGAAATTATAACATCTTCAGAAACACTACACCCTTCACCATCAACAACACTTATAGTGTAGTTTCCGGCAGTTAAATTATAAAAAGTTTGAGAACTTAAAGATGTGTTTAATATTGGTGATGTATTTGTTAAAATGTAATCTAATGTTCCTGTGTAACCGCTACTCACGTCAACAGTTAATACACCATTTGGTTGTCCGCAAGTGGATCCTGATGTGGTTGCACTTATTGTGAATTTTTGATTAGAGTTTACTGTTAATGTATTAGTATAGTAACATTCTGTACCACTTCCAGAAATAATTAATAAATAATTATCGTTTGGTAAATTATTAAAAGTATACGATTGATTTAAACTAGTGTTAGCCTGTACTGTTCCTGTTGTTTCACCTGATAATGCAAATGTATAAAACCCACCTAAACCAAGAATTTCAGCATATATACTACCATTATTTTGATTACAATTAGAATTAGTTATTATAGTATCAACAACATTAAACCCATTAGGTTGTGATAAAAATCCAGTTAAGTTTAATTCGCAAAAATTAGCATCTCTTACATTTATAAAATACGATCCGCTACTTAAACCAGATATTAGTATTGTATCATTAAATGTATAACCAACTTGTGATGTAGATGCAGAAAAATATAAAGGTCTAGTACCACCAGTTATTGTATAAGTTAATGTTCCATCAGAAGAAAAACATGATGGGTTTACTGCGGTAACTAAACCAACGCCTAAAGGATCTGCCGAATTTATTGTTTCAGACTTAGTTGTTGTACAACCTAAACTATCAGTAACGGTACATGAATACGTTCCTTGAGTCAATCCTGTTATTAGCTGTGTGGTTTCCCCATTACTCCATAAATAAGTGAATGGTCCTGTTCCTGTTATTCCAGTAACTGCCAATTTACCTTGATTAATAACACATGTTGACGTATCTACTTTCCAAAAACCAAAATCAGGGGCGGTGCTAGGCACTATAATCGCGTTTCCAGTATTTGCAGAAACATTTCCATAGTCAATAAATGTTGCATAGTAAGTACCCGCAGATAAATTAGTAAACTGATATGGTTGTGTTGGTGTTGTTATTAAGTCGTAATAATTTCCGTCTTTAAATAGAACGATAGTGTAAGGACTGGCGGTTGTTGTAGCACTAACATATAGACTACCATTTTCTTGGTTACAGGTTGTGCCGGTCGCATCATAAATTATCGCCCTAAAACAATCACTTATTGTTACATTTATTAATAAATCTTCATTAATACCTCCTGAAGAGTCATTTAATCTAAACACATATGTATCAGCACTTAAACCTGAAAAGGTAAAAGGCCCAACACCTGTTTGCGATGGTAAACCACCAGGTACTTCATTATTAATAGTATAAGGTGGTGTTCCTTGGTTAGGAAAAATTGTTGTGGTTCCTGATAATGAGTAACAAGTACCAGTAACCGTAAAACTATAATTTAAAGGACCTAAATTACATTCTTGTGTACAGGTACTTAATGTGTCTAAAACTATATTTACAGCACTTGCACTATATGTAGCATCAACACAAACCTCAGTATAAAACCTTTGAGTCCCTGTTTGTAATATGCCACAACAATCTACATATTCATAATAACCACCTAAAGTATATCCACTAATACACGCCATTATCCACAATTAATTTGTATATCTATACCTATATTTAGATATAATGTTTTATTTGTAAAGTCATCGTAACACGTTGAGTTACTAACAACTAATGTATTTCCAGCAAAATAATAATTTAAACCATATTGATATAATGTAACTAACTTATCATTAATCGCGGTTAAAACTTGACTATTTGTTGGGTAATCATTAAACCCATATCCTGTATAAAAACTTTCTTGTACTAATATTTGGTTATCTAAACGACAATCAACAAACCATGTTGTTACAATACTATTTAAATCACACTGTGATTGATTATAACCATTATCGGTTAAAAGATTTGTTAATATCTGACTTAAAAGGTTTGGTGGGTTTTGATTATCTAAAACACACTTTAAAGTTTGATCAATACAATCATAACCAAATAACTGTCCGTTATATTCACATGGTTTACATAAAACAGGTATAAACTGACAACCTCTTTGTCTTCTCCAAACAAATTTTTGTCTGTGAAATATTGAGTTTTCCATTTTTTGTCCTGTTAACCATAGAGTTGTTGCCGGAACAACTTGTTCGACTAACCTTTGCCAATAATCACCAATACCTAAAGTAAAATCAATCATTTTTTGATATGTAAACTTATTAGATGGTATACCTACTGTTTGTTCAGACTGTAGATATTTCCAATATATTGATTGTAACGCTGGGTAACCACCTGTTTTACCATCGGTTATTGTTTGTCTATTTCTAACATTTATTAAGTTATTAAAAAATGTTTGTGCAAATTCAAAGAAAGTTTTTTCTTTTGGTTTTGGGTTAACAAATGTCCAATCAATAGCACCAGGATATGGATACGGTGAAGTTAATCCTGTGTTAGGTATAGGGTAGTTATATTTAACTGACATATCCCAAACGTCATAAATTAAACCTTGTCCAACATTAATATTAAGTTCAATATTTTTAGAGTTAATTACTAATTTATCATTTTCAACAGTATAATTAACACCATTAAAATTAGCGTTATCTTTTCTTACCCCTGTGGTTGTTGCCGCCCAAGATTTTTGATTATCATAAACCTTTGTAATAGTATAACCTTGGTTCATAAAAGGAAATTTTCTAAATCTATCTAAATAGTCTTGACCAAAGGTGTATGGTTTTAATTTTGTTATTACTATTGGTTCGTTCTGATTAAGACTTGAATTTTCGGTATCTACTTCTTGTGGTGATCTATGTTTAGGTGATTTTTCAAACCAACCAGAACCTTTTTGAAAAAAGTAGTCTTCTGATGTTGCCGGTGACTTTGGGTAACCATCGTCAGATATCCCGTAGTCATTTTCAGTAAATAAGTTATTTTCAACAACACCATCAGTTGTAAATCCTGTGTATGTAAACCCTAAAATAGAAAATGTGTTTTGCGGATCTAAAGCCGGTGTCTCAATATAAACAGTACCACCACTTATTGATGCTAAATTTTCTTTAAAATCCTCAACATTTAATTTAGTATCTGCCAAATATATTACTTCATTAAATTCAACTAAAGCATCAGGAGCACCAATCATTCTCATTAAATATTCAATTGACTGTCTAGTTCCTTTTGTTTTAAACATATATGCAGAATTTAATATTAAATTTCTATAGTATTGGTAATTTAATTCTGCGGGCGTTGCGTCCTGTGATTGACCAGCATATATATTTTGATTTGATGTTTGAAAAACTGAACTTAATAAGTCTTCGTTATTTATTGGTGATATGTTTGTTTCAATACCTAATGTTTGTGATAAATTATATAATAATTGTGATGGTATATCATTTTTAGGTTTATAATTAACTGAATTCATAAATGCTAAAGCATCGATAAATTTTTTAACCTCATCAAAACTTCTACCATATAATTGTAGAATTTTTTCCATTTTTTGATCTGAGGTATCAAATTCTTTTAAAGATCCAGTAACTAAAAATCTAGAAATTAAATTTGTTGAGAACTCATCAATATTTTCACTAATAAGATTTAAGTTATCTAAGTATGTATCGAACGCAGACGTTCTAATGTCTAAATTCCAAATACCGTCTAAAGTCCAAGTTAAATTTTTACTTTTTGTTACATAAACACCGCTATCATCATATTCAGGATATTTAAAATTAGCAGTATATTTTGGTGATGTTTCTGTATTTAAAATAAATCTTTCAACTTCATCAAAATTGTTTTTTAATATTTCTTGAGTTTTTAAATTATTTGGTTTTATAATTAATGTTTCAGTACTTGATGTTAAACCTGAAAAAGGATCACCATTAACAACTAAGTATATGTATCCTTCATTTAATTTTTCTGTTGGTTCAAAATCTAAAATATCGTATTCGGTATTTAAATCATTAATATATAAAGCATAATCTTCAAAATTATTTGTTAAATCTCTATATGGCGAAACTTTTATTGGTCTAACTTCTATATTTTTATCAGCAAATACGGTGTAATCAATATCAAATGGGTTTCTAGCAAAAGCCATGTTAACTTCCAAAGAAGTTATATCCTCAATTGGGTCATAAGCAATGTTAGTTGCAGTTATACCTGTAGTTAAAGATAAAGTTTTATTATATACCTCAAGTGCTGCTGGAAAATAGTTTATTATTTTTGTTACTGAATTAGATATTCTTTTTTGTAATGAACCATATAAACTAAAACTAGTAACTTGTGATATGTCAAAGTTAGGATAAACTTTAAAGTTTTCTTGTATGATTTTTTTTGTCTGAACAATATTTGTAATATCAAGATTTTCTAAATTATATTTTTTAGAAAATATACCTTGATCAAACTTTCTATTAACTTTTTCATAAATTGCTGGTGTAAATTCAAAATTTCCTTGCGTTAAACCACCACCCGTTGTTAATTGTAAACCTACGGTATTACCAAATGCTGTGTCTGAACCTACAGGAGGTGCCGGTGGAAATAAAAATTTTTTCTTAGCCATTAAGTTATAATATTTGTAAAGTTTTTACTAAAATCAATGTTATTACCCCTATCTTGTCTAACCTCATATAATAATTCATTAAAGTTATCTCTAATTTCAAATAAGTTATATTGTTTATAAATGTTACCTGACGTATCATAAAGGGTATAAACACCATCTTCAATACTTTTTGTTTGATTACCGTAAAGAGCAATAGCCAAAGTATCTATATCGTGTTCAGCCATTTGAATATCGATAGTTATTGGGTTAAAGAATGTATTAGTAATTATTATATTTTGATTTGGTTGCCCAATATAAGGTGTTGCTGATGGTTTATTTGATGGTGATGCTGATGGTGATAATGTTAAAAATAACAAATCCGTTGGGTTATCAACATACCTATATCTTATGGCTTTTTGTGATGTGTTACTTTGATCACTAATAACTGGTTCACAATAAAATGATGAGGTAACAATCCTATAAAAGTTAGGTGTTTTAGTTCCATCATCATTTAAGTACTCAATTCTAAAACCAACTAAACCTTGATTAACAAATTTATTTCTAAATTGTGATGGTACTTGATTTATATCAATAACCAAACCTTTTACATTAGGTAGAGCGGATAAAACACCGCAGTCTAATATTGTTGTTCTAATTTCTGCGGGTCTTATCATTAAAGTGTAAATACCGATTTTGTTAAACTCTGAAGACGGTAATCTTAGATTGTATAATCCACCTAATATTTCAACGTTAGCATTACCACCCGTATTATTGTTATGAAAATAAGGTGTTAGTATGTTTGCCGTATTTAATTTTTTTAAAGTAAAATTATCCGTAGCGTCTCTTGATGTAGTGTAATGTAATATTATATCAACATCTTCAGGTGAAACGTCAGCCGGTCTTACTATTCCATATGTTCCAAGTGCCATTTTTTTATTTTATAAATAGTTTATCTCCTCTTTTTAAACAGTATTAATTTTATAATAATTGTAACCATATCTTGTAAGATCACCGATATTATCGACTTCACCTAATCTTTGTAATGGTTCAAAGGCTACGTATTTACCCCTTTCAATATAAACATTACTTTGTATTTCAGGATCAAATACAAAATCTAATAATCTTTCGTTTTTAGTTATTGCAGATAAAGTGATATTATCCTGCGTAAATCCTGAACTATCAACTAAGTATAATGTAGTTCCGTTTATAAAATCATAATACTTTATTCCATTAATTGTATATTCAGTATAATCTTGAGTTATATTATCAACTTGACCATATAGTTGGTTATTTTTAAAAAACTGATATCCGATTGTGTAAGGTACTGGTCCATATCTTTTTAAATCGGTTAATTTAGAAGTTGTAAATCCTGAAACAGGAAATGGTATTTGTGTATATGTGCTTGATATTTGTGATTGATAATTATTTTGAGAGTCTCCTGTGAATATAAAATCATATGTTGTTGGTATTCCTGACCAGTTACCTGATTGTGGTGTGAATGTTACAGTACCTTCTAAGTTTGAAATTGTTACTCCTGTTAATGGTAGTACTATTTGTTTTTGAATTACTGTTGTTCCCCATGTGTTAACTCCTGAAAATGATATTGTATATGTATCAGGTGTGTTTATATAGTTGTGTAGAAGTGGTTGGTTTGAAATTTGTTGTAGTGGTGTTCCATCTCCCCAATCCACATAAAAATTAGTAAATGTTAAATACGATATTGTTAAATCACCTGAAGTATTATAAACATATACATCGTATGGGTTAATAGTGTCTGCAGAATAAAGAAAATTAGTTATAACATCTTTTTGTAATAAATTACCATCAAACTCACTATACACACCAATATCATTTAGTGATTGAGTGAACATTATTGGTATTGTTAATCCTGTTAAAAATGACGTTCCGTTTGTGTTTCCACTTAAAATATACGACATACCTGAATATATACCAAAAGTATTTAAACCAGAATCACCACTAAAGGTTTCTGATATAATATCACTACTTAAAACTTCAGGTGATACCCTTATGCTATATCTTATTTCATCCATTATGGGTTAACATATTCATACCATTTTATTGGGTTAGCAGTATCACCAACTCTTAATAATGTTGGTGGTAAATTAACTTGTGGTAACTCTTTGAATATTTCATACTCATAGTTACTATAGTTTAATACTAACTTATAATAAAAATACTGTGACTTATTAAAATTAAATTTATCATTACCGTTAAAAATAGATTGTGGTTCATTCATAAATCTAATGAATTGACCTGTTTTTCCGTTAAAAAACTTTGCTGTCATGTAAAATTCATTTATATTAATATAATCAGTTTCTTTTAACCAATAAATAAAAAATCCTTCTTTATCTGCACCAATATAGTCTAACCTAAAAGATGGTTTATTTATTTGTACTTGTGTAGGACCAATAAAACCATTAGTTTTTAATCCTTGTTGTGTTGGTAATATTACGGTAAAAAACGCTCTTTGGTTTTCTGTTGTTTTGGTGTCGTAAAAATCTAATTTAAAAAAACTTTTTTTAAAACTATTAGTAAAATAATATATTTCATTATCTAAAAATCCTTGATTTTCGTATGTGTCTGACCACGCCGATGATGTTGCATTAATTATATTATTTGATGTATTAAAAAAATTAAACTGATAATTTAAATCAGTATCATTAGGTGAATTTTGATATGAAGCATTTGCAAATTTTGTTGTTTCAAAATCATCAATACCATTAATTAAATCTTTTAATACATCTTTTTCAAAATCTTTAATACCATCTTCTCTACCTGTATTATCAAAATTAATTTCAACAGGTATATTCAAATATCGATCATTTGATGTAATATTAAACCTAAAATAGTTATTATTCACAATTATCGTCAGTTAAATTGTTTATATCTAATGATAAAATAAGATTTCTTTGTACTGGATATTGTAAAAATATTAAATTATTAAAAATATAATGTGATCCGTTTATAAACGGATAATCAACACCAATACCATCATTATCTATATAACCATAACTATATAGATCTCTCCAAAACCAATTATTTTCATATTGACTATACCAAGCATACCCTGGTATATTATCAACATAATCTTTACTACCAAATTCAATATAATCACTAAATGTTCTTATCTGTATTGGGTTGTGAGGGTTATATAAGTAACCTGAAGGTAAATTAGATGTGGAGTTATTTAAAAAATACGTATCATTAAAAGAATATTTATGTGTCATTCTAGATAAAACATATTCTTTTTGTTCTATATAATTATACTCACAAAAATCACCCTTTAACACATCACCAACATTTAAGTAGTCATTATAATAAAATGTTTGTCCATTAGTGACGTAAGAATTTACAGGTATATTATCTTTATTTACAACTGAGTTTTTACTCCACCAGTTATCAATACTATTATTTAAAAAGTTAAACTCCCACCCAATTTCTAATCCCGTTAATTGTCCGTTTTGGTTAAGATATGGTTTATTAAACCAACCCATATAACCTCTCTCAATTAAAGTTAAAAATAGTTCAGTTATTGGTTTACCATTATTATCCATTAAACCTGCAATGGAAACGTCTGAGTCTATAGTATAAGAAAATGTCTGTGTACCGTCTTTTATTGAAACTCTTTGTGTTTGGTTTGGTGTTAATTGTGTATATTCCAGTTTCTTTTTGATAAAAAATGGGTTGTTTTCAAATCCCGCTTTTGATATATTACAAACTTCAGGTGTTTTTAATATCTTATGTAGTCTAACATAATAAATTGATTTTGTTTCCGCTGAGTTTGAAATGTTTGATATTCTTTTTAGTGTTCCATATGTTCCTGTTTGAACATCAACCGGATTAAATTTTAAATCATATATTGAAAATACGTTTTCTTCTGACCTATAAGTCCCGTCACCAAGAGAATAAACGGTAAATACTGTTTTTCCATTAATAGGAACTGATAATTCCACAGATTGACCGACCTGTAGATTATGTTTGGTTCCACAATAAAAATAAACCAATCTTTTCCCATTAAAAACCCCTGACTCAATTACGTATGGTATTCCGTCTCCACATAAAAAACCATTATTAGTTACATTAAATTTTTCACTAGTATAAGACATAGTTTGTGCGGTGGTGCTTGAAAAAACATATGTGATATAAAATGACCAATTATAAGTCGAAGCACTTTTATTAACAAATGGTATATGTCCATTAATACCAATATTTCTACTTATAGCTAATTCACTATATTGTGGGTATCCTTCCCATGCAAATGATGGGTTATTAATTGATAGTATTGCATTTTGAATAGGGTTAGTATAGTATAAATAATTTTTAAATGGTGTATATGATGTTTTACCTGAAACCTCATTATTTACAACGTTTGTAATTTTACCGGACAATCTGAATATATCACTACTTTGTCTTTCATTATCAAATACAGTTTGTTGATCAACCAGTATAGACCTATCACCTTCTACATATTCTCTTGAATTAGAAAATAATGGTGGTTGCACCCAAACATCTTTATTGTTATTTGATGCGTATCTTAATGACCCTAAAACTATTCTTATTTCGCTTGGATTAGACATCTTGATTTAGGAAATATTTTGTTATGTATTTATTTATCGCACTTTTTCCTTTTCTTAAACCAAAATAGAAATGATATGGTGCGCCAACAATAAACGATGATGGTTGTGATGCCGGCCAAACACTTAGTGGGTCTCCGTTTGAATCTGAATTGTAAATATAACCTTTTTGTCCTGTTGATAGGTTATTAAAATATGGTGAAATTGCTGGTGGCGGTGGTGATGAAAAATTTAAGTCTTGGTACTTAGATGAGTAATATGGTGAAGATGTTTCCCAATCATTAAGTGAAGACCCAAATATGTTTGATGTTGAGTTTGCTAACCATTTATACATAGGTACTCTTTGTGAATTAGGATACCCATAATAGTCAAAGAGTGGTGGTGTAGATGAAAATGTGGTGATACCAGGTGTAACTATTTTTCTATTTATAGTATCTGATGAAAAGAAAATACCCACTAAAGCCCCTGAAGATGTTTGAACAAATAAATCATTATCACCATAAGTGTCATCACTAAAAGGTTCAACACCATATTCAGAATTTATACTAAGTAATTGTGCGATATCACCATCTAACCTGAATTCACTTCTAGAAAATAATTGATTAATTGATGCGTCTCCTACCGCAACTAAATTAGATAGCCACGTATTATTCATTAGTCTTGAAATAAAAGCTAATTGTAAAATATCTGCAGTATCATTAAATGATGTTGATTTTATTGTATCAACAATATACCCTTGAAACGATGGATCGTTACATATTTCTTTTAAAAATTGATCTCTTGGTCCTAAATCCATAATTGTTGTTGGGAAGAATAGATTTCTATCATTCATACCTTTAAATTTAGGTGCAACTGGTTGTGGTGTTGGGTTTGTAAATGTTGCTTGTTCAGCAATTTGTCCGACAAAATTATTGCCGTCATATGGTGCCGACCTATAAAAAAATGAATTAGTTGTTGTATCGGTATAATAAATCGGGCCTTGTCCTTCTCTATATGGTGAATCTAATGTTCCACAAAATTTAAACTTTTTTTGTCCTGATATATTTGCGGTCATCTGTTTTTTAAATGTAAACATATAAAGAGTACCATTAACCCAATTGTTTTGAAATACGTGAGAAATTAACCCTCTACAAGCACCAAACATAAATCTAAATCTAGCCTTCCATTCAAAAAGATATTTATAATCACCAGGTAAAGTTACAATAAAGGGTGGCGTAACTAACTTATAACAACCACCAACAACTCTAGTTGGATCAATATTATCATTACATGGAGATAAAACCCCTATTGTTGGGTCTCCGTTACTATCGGTAGTACTTTGGTAACAACTAAGAGGTACCATACCTTCACAGTTAAACGTACTTAGTACTGAATTCGTAAAACTTGGGGTGTCTCCTGAAGTATCAAGAGCATTATTTGTTACATCTGTAGCCTGAAAAGATGTATCAAAGTTTGGTATTGCACCTCCAGATTCCACTAAGTAGTATGTAAAATTATCGTTTTGATGTAATAAAAATGAATTATCGTTTGATGATTGCGTTATATCTGATGTTGGTAACCTATCAGATCTAATAATCAATTTGGCATTATTTACAGTATTATTGTATGTTATTGTTCTTGATAGTGCTTGATCTGTAACAACATATGTTGGTGAATAAAGTCTAGCCTGTGTTGTTAATTGTACACTATTATAAACAATACATGCAATATTTGAAGCAACCCCCATTAAAGAACCTCCTTCAACATTTCCCTGAAAGTCTACGGTAGCTGCCGGTGGGTTTAGGGATCCTCTTCTCATTTGTTGGTTTGGGTCGTTTGTATCCTCTACCGCATTACCGTTAGTATAAAAACCTAAAGTATTAGCATTTACGTCTGGTTTCCATAAAGATTTACTTTTATCTAAAGAAGAATAGTATTTTATACTATTTGTTGTTACCGCGGTAAATTCAGAATTATTAACTTTAAAATCGAATGGTTTGTGATATAGTTTTGACGTATTATATGGTTCTGTATGTGCTTCAGGGGTTTTTGGGTTATAATACCAAGCACCTGATCCTGAATTTTGTTGTATTGGTACGTTCATATAAAATTCACCACTTACTGAAACATCATTACTAAATGATGAATATCCAAATAACCTTGATAAATCGTATTTTATTTGTTGTTTTTTTGTCCATACGTCGACACCTCTATTTAATATTATTACACTTAAATTTTGATAATTATTAATTAAAGTTAATGGGTTTATGTTAACATTTTGTAAATTTGATCCATCAGGTTTATAACATATGTTTTGTATTGATGAAGTTATATACCTTCTTAAAATTCCATTATACCCATTGTTAGGTGATGTAAGTTGTTGTGATAATAAATTTTGTATTGTCATTCCAGTAATCACTTGAAAATATTCAACCCCTGTTTTAAACTTATATTCGGCAGAATCAGTATCTCCTGTTAAGTAAACTATTGAGTTTGTAGGTAATCCATTACTATTAATATATGGTACGTTAACCGCAAATTCACCAATATTAGTTTGACCTGTTATCGAATTACTACCAAATTGATTTTGAATTGTTGCTCCTGTTAAATTATTATCATTAATATTATTTGGGTCATAAAAACTAATAATACTACCACTACCTAACTGGTCTGAAACTCCAGTGTCGCATAATAAAATCATTACATTATCTGTAAATGGTGTTGAAGCAACCGAAGTAGGGTTTATTACTTTTGTTTGTATAATATTTGGAGAAACGGTATCAAAATATCTTGCCCTTAAATTCATTAAATTTAATGATTGTGACAATGTTATATTTTTTTGAAGAACTACACCATCAGTTGGTGAGTATTTAATCTGTAAAGGAAACCCAAAAAATACGGAGGCAGGGTCTTGATAACCCGCAATTCCATATCTTACACCAATTTGATCCGCAATCCATCTAGCATTCGCATCACTCCCACTATAATCATTAGAGTCAATACCGGGTGGTTGGTAACCCGCCCATGTTGACGTTGAGTTTACATCGGCTAAAAAACTACCGTTTCCTCTGTTAAATACGGTGTATGGACCGACATCAGTAGTAGACCCTCCTCCTCCACCTGCAAAAATATTACCAGTTATTTCATCAACGGTTAAATCTGATGATTCACAAGGACAGGCCTCACAATCAGGAAATGACATCATAGGTAAAGTGATTGCTTTAAATTTAAAATTTTTAATCGCTTCCCATTTTTTAACTATTAGTGCTGTATATAAACCACCAGCGGTTAAGAATACTGCCGCAGCTAAACCATTTAAGGCCATACTACCAAATGCCGGTGCCCCTGCAATTGCCTGTAACGCAAAATAAACGGCAAAATAATACAATAAACCACCAATAAAAAACACTAATAACCATTTTAATATTGGAAATAAAAATGCAATTACGTGTAATACAGGAATAAAAGGTATCATTATAATTGTTAAAAACGTGACTAAAAGATTATTTAAAAAGAAAATAAAATCAAAATTTCTAACACCGTCATTAACAGGGAATCTATTATTGGTTGTTGTACACGCCCTGTCTGTTATTTCTTTAATACCTAAATGTCTACTTCTGTTATTACCCCATTTCCATCTATCGATAAAATTGGCAATCGTATAAACTTTATTAAAATTAAATTCATAAAAATAATCTTCACAATCAATTGCTGCTTGTGGATTTGCATAATCATTCCAATCTAAACTAAAAGCGTAAGATTTTAATTGTTGTGATTGGTTAACTGATGAAAATAAACCATTACTATTCCACCCATATTCTCTAATATTAGGTACTAAGTAATCGGCCCTTAAAATATCATTGTTAATACCATCTTCATTTTGGTATTGAATCCTAAAACGGTATTTACCCTTTGTTGGTATCCCTATTGAGGGGTCGTTTGACAATATTTGATTTCCAAATTCGTCAGTTATAACATAATCTAAATTCATTGGTAACTCAACTAACCAAGCTCCGTTATCATCAATTACATTACCACCTTCAGGTAAATTAAATTGTTCAAGTATTGGTTGACCATTAGAATCATAATCTATTGTTTGTCTTAATGCTAAAATTTTACCAGCACCTGTTGTAAGATCACATAAATTACCTGTATTTTTTTTAGGTTTACAATTTGATTTTAAAAAGTCTTCTTCTGTTGTTGAAATTAAAGACCCCATAAAGATTGCCTGTGGTTTAATTTCAATTCCTAAATCTCTAAGATCAAAATCAACTCTTGTAATACCAATATCACATAATTCATTTTCACCCCAAAATGAAGTAACATTAACTTCTTTTTTTTGATTTACTATTTGTGGTAATGAGTCTAAATCTGTGGAAGACTTAAATTTTTGTCCGTTAAATTGTCCAGGAGCACCAATACCCAATCTTATTAAATCGGAAGGTGATAATGAAAAACAACCTATGTTTGATAAATCTAAATCCATCATCACTGTTTGTTGTCCTAAAGGTACACCAATAATCATGAAGTCTCCACTTTCATTTGTCTTAACCGTGTATTTATAATATTTTTCATACACCTCTAAGACTTCACTCCTTTTTAAAACATCTTCTCTATCAGGAAACGTACCTGTCGGAGTGTGTCCCCCGTATTCGGCCTTATACGGTAAAAGATTATATCTATACCCATCTTCGTTTTTTTTATCTATCGTTTTGTAAGGATATAAGGTAGATATTACTTGGTCGTTTTCATCTTCAGTAGTTAATGGAACAAATACCGAAACATTAACATTTGGTATTCCATATCCACCATTAGTAATGACTCTTCCTACAACAACGCCATAATCGGCACAAAATCTTGTATAAACATCATCCTGTCTTAATTTTAATGATAATATTTCTAAAAAATCAAAGTCTTGATTTATATTAATTCTTATGTTTTTATCATCACCAGGTGTTGTTCGTATTCTATATGTTTTGGTCATTATCTTTTTAAAAATAAATAGTTAGTTTAGTCTTTTTACAAAACTAAATCTTAATGTAAGTAAAATAAAGGGTATTAAGAAAAGTCTACTGTTCTGAGTTGTTTTACTCTAACATTTATATCTTTTGAGTCGAATCTTATTTGATAAATTTGATCTGGTTCGGCAAAGATAGTGTCGTCAATTAATTGTATTTCTTTTGTTTCTTTATCATTATATCTTTGTGATGTTTCAGAAGACGAATACAACCCACCAACTTTATTATAAACTTTTAAATCTGATAGCGTAATAACTCCGGCAGTATTTTGTATTAATTTTCTTACATCAGAAACATTAACATTTTGACCTAAATCTCTATTTGACGGTAACATGTAATTTGAAACAGCGTCGATTATTTCTGTTATTATTTGACTTTGTGAGGTATTATTTTCAATTACAACTGATATTTCAAATTCTAAATCTATGACTTTTGCAACATCAATAGAAATATAATCATTTATCATCCTGTATTTAGATAAATAAGTTGCTAAATTATCTTTAAGGGTATTAGGTACATCTTGTGTTAGATTACCGTCAGCATCATATGATATTATCTGAACTGTTATTTTATTATTGTTTTCTGTAATGGCCACTTTTGCAGGTGCCCCAAATTTACCAGGCATTGTATCAATTAAAGACTTATAATCATTAACCGTTACCGCTCTTTTTTGTGCTGCAAAATTAAAAGAAACCATATTTCTAACTTCTTCGGTTGTTGGTGGATTAGCTCCTCCGACTGCTGATGTAACATTATTAACTTTTAAAGACCTAGTAACGTTTGAATTTATTATATCTGAAGGACCGTTTACTGAAAAGTTAACAGTACCTACTTGATTTATTGATCCAACACCAACATTAGATGATGTACCTCCACCAACTCTATACTGCACAAATAATGTAGTGTTTGGTGTTACTGTTAACCCTAATCCGATATTATTTTGATAATTTTGTATATTTAATGGAACTCCTAAATTTGCAAAAGTTTGAAGTTGTTGGTTTGGTGTTGTTGTTCCTCCTCCAAATTGGATTTTCATATAACCTTCTGGCATATATTCAGTTATAAATCTATTATCTGTTTTAATGTACTTTCCAACTTTTACACCTGCCGAGTCGATTGGTTTTGTTGTGTCTTCTATAAAAACAGTATCTTCCGCTAAGGCATCTACTTCATACCATCTATTTTGTGAAGTTACAAATTCTGATGGTGGTGGTGTTGATTGATATTGTGTACCATCTTTTTGAATAATCGCACTTACTGCTAATACATTTTTTTCAGGTAAAAAGAAATTAAAAAATGGTACAACATCGCTTGTGTTTATTACTCTTTTAAAAACTCTTGTAACACCATTAACGACAACTTCTCTTTTTGTCATAATGTATCCAGTAATTTTGTTGTTAGCATCAAATATTGGTGTTTTAGTTCTATTAACAAAACCTTGACTATTATATTGAGTTGAAAAGTCTACGTCGTATAATGTTTCAAAGATATTACCGCCACCATTAAATTGTGCACCTGTTCTTAAAATACCTAAATATCTTGTGTCTTCACTATCACCAAATGCAGGAACCTCTATTGATATGTCAGCTAAAGCAACGGAAGGTCTAAAACCTGGTATTTTTAAACCATATGTTCTTGCAATATTATAGATAGAAGATCTTTGTTGTGCATATTGTAAAACAGTTTCTTGAATACTTCTATCAATATGGTAATGTAAGTTATCTCCGATTGCCGCATTTAAATCCATTAAGACTGAAAAAATAGATGCGTCATTAAAATTTTGAACAACTTCAGGATAGTATTGTTGTGCATAATTTATTAAATCTTGTCTAAGACTTTCAAAATCTCTACTTGTGTAGTTAATTTTATTTGTTGCCATATTAGATATTAATTATTATAAATTCTCTAGAACCAAAAGCACTATTATTATTAGTGTAATCTATTCTTAATTTAGCGGTGTATTCTTCTGTGTTTGCACCGGGTATTCTATATATATCACTTTGTCCTAATAATTCCTGATTAATTTCTCCAGGGGCTTCATCAGATTGTAAATAAGGTGTTACTGATATATTATTTATTAACAAATTAGGTATATACTTATCAACTTGAGTTTGAATATCTGATTTTATTGCTTCAAAAGTTTCACCGTCAAATGGGTCAAATATAAATTCATATATTCTTGTACCAAAATCAGGTAAAAAATATCTAGTACCTTTTTTAGTTAATATTAAATGTAATAAATTAGACCTAATTTCTTGGTCTGTTGTTTCAGATAATGAAAAGTAATAACCTTTTGGGTTATCCCTAAATGGGAAATTTACTCCATATGTTGATCCGTCTGCCATATTAAATAAATATAGTCTTACTAAATTTTATATAAATAAAAAAATCCTTACTTTCGTAAGGATTCTTTAAGGTTTTGATTTCCTCTTTCGTATTGAGGTTCATAAGGACAATGTAAACACCTACTTCCACAACACTTACCCCTTCTTATATGATAATCTTCAGTCATAACCATCCTACCTTGGTTATCATAATAGAATTCGTTTGGTTGTAGTTTAGGTCCGAATTCCCTAACATATAATTGTTGTACCCAATCTTTTGATGCGTTTACTGTCATAACTTATACTATTTCACATGCACCACCAGCACAAGCGGCTTCACCTCTAAGGTCGGTATTATCTTGTAACTCAACAACTTTAGTTAAATCAACATCAGTTAATGTTTTAACTAATCTTTCAAAGTCTTCTTTTGTGCAATCTTCAAAAGGTGCCTGTGTATATGTTCCTCCATTGTATGGTAATACAGATAACCCATTATAGAAATCTCTGTTATTCCACATCCAATCACCAACTAAATCCCACTCATCTTCTTTAATTGAAACAGTTGCAGATACGTTATGTGTGTTTTGACCGTTTCTATGACCAGGTTTAATCCATTCTTGAGAAACTTTCTTAACTCTTTCTAACATCTGAAATACTGACTCGTGTCTAACAATAGATCCTTCTGGTGCTCTTTGTGGGATAGTGATTACTGCGGTGTCGTGAGGACGGAAAAATTCATCTTCAATTAACTCAGGATGATTAATCGCCAAGTAAGAATAGATTGATTCATTTTTACCTACTCGGATTCTTCTTAAATAGAAGTCATTATGCCAAGCGTGAATTCCTGATGAGGTTCCTAATACTAATGATGAGGTTCCTGATGGTTTAACTGTTGTTGTTCTTGCAGATTTATTAATTTTAATAAGTTCAGCAACTCTTTCGTTTTCTTCTTTAACAGCTTTAGCCGCTTTTTTCATATCATACCCTAAAACAACTCCTGAACCAATACCTGTCATACCAACACCGATAAGTGCGTCTTTTTCAGTTGTTCTTTTCCAAATATCTCTTAAATAATGGAAGTCAGTGTATCCTGCTTGTAATGTTCCAATAAAGGCGGCCGCTCTAACTCTTTTTTCAAAATCCTCTTGTGATTCAATATCTGAAGCATTTACTTCACATAGGTTACAGAATTGAAATGGTCTTAGTGCAATCTCACAACAAGGGTTTGTTCCCCAATCTTTATCGTTAGATAGATAAATTCCTGGTTCTCCTGCTCCTGATAATTCAATACGTTTCCAAAGATCCATAAAGAACTCTTTTGTAATTTTGTGACGAAGAAGTACCGCTGAGTTATTTGCTCTACCTCTTTGTGCATTTTGTTCCCACCAATTTCCTGACTTACAAGAAATCATTTCTTCATCATCAGCCGAGAATAATGAAATAAGTGCCGCTCTTCTGATACCACCA